TGGTTTAGCGTCCTCAATTTCTTGAGTTGCTATAACTGTTAGTTCTTCTAATGTTGCCATAATTATCCTTTCTATCTTATCATACTTTATTTAATTACTTCTTTAAACCATATAAAGTGAATGTTCCACTATCTATGTTTCCACTATCAAAAAAGAATTGTATTCCATCTCTAGCAGTTCCTGTAACTGTTAAAACTCCACCACCTGCAACACCATTGTTTTGACTATTGCTTCCAAAAGTTGTTGTTTCTAAAGTACAAAAAGCATACTCTGTTGTTGAGTTCATATTGAAAAGGTACAGTATTCCATTTGCATTTTCTCCTGTTTGATTACCTAAAGTTAAACCCCTAATGAAAGTCTGATTTGTATAATACATATTTCCAAAAGCTGTATCAGCAGTAAAAACCTTATGTGCCATATCATAATTAGCAGTTGTGTTTGGTGTTCCACCCTCAGTAAATCTAAATTTAAATACTTGTGTATCAGTTGCTGGCTTATAATTATTATACTTAACCATATACACATCATAAGAACTATCCCAATCAGAGCCACCTAAAGTAACACTTGCTACTGCTGATGTAACTATTTCTTCATCTATTTTTATTAATGAGCCACTCATTTACTTAACTCCATATACACTTGCTGTTATTGTTGTGAAATTACTACCATTATTTAATTGTAGTCCTGATATAGTTTCTGCTGAATGGTGGACACCAATATATTTGTATGCAACTAATCCATTACCTGCATAAAAGTTTACATTTTGACATAACATAAAAGTATAACTTAAACTGTCATAAGGATTAAAAAAGTAAAATACTGTTCCCCCACCATCATCTGCACCAGAAGTTCCTAGTCCTATTGCTCTTTCAAAAGAAGTTGCAGTAGTTGATCTAAACTCAGCAAAAGCTGAATAAGAAGTATGTTGCCAACCTGCATAATCATATTCTGCTGAACTAATTACTGTTCCACCACTATCTAATAATCTTAAATTTTGATTAAAGGCACCTGATGAAGCGTCTTTATTATATATTGTTACTTTGTACACATCATAATCTGCACTAAAACAATCAGTAACATCTACTGCTGCACTTGAAGTTCCTGTTACAGATTTTATAAATTCTAAATTAGTAGCCATTATGAATATGCCTTTATGCCATATAGACTTGCTTGTCCTGTTAAAGTTCCTGTATTTACATTTATTCTTATGCCATCAACTGTACTTGTATATGGCATAACTCCACTTCCAAAGAACATAGTCATAGAACTTGTAAAAGGTTGGTTGCTGTGCCAAGTTGAAAAAGTATATTTTGAACTATCTCCTGCATTATAAATATAAGCATAAGCACCTGTTTGTTGTTGAGTTCCATAATTATGAAAATACATATATGCTCTACTTGTACTTTTTTCTTCTCCAAAACTACCACCACTTGTGCCATATTGTAAAGCATCTTGATAACCACCTGTTCTTAATACTCCACTTTCATAAAATTGCAAACCACCATTACTAGCAGTACTACCCTCAATACCACTAAAAGTTAAAAAATGTACATTATATGTGCTTTCCTGTATTGAAGTAAAATCTACTGCTGATACTGTACTAAAAGTTTGAGTTTCAATTAATTCTAATTGTCCATAGTTAGTGTATTTATCTGCTCTTGTTAGATCATAAATATCTTTAGGTGTAAATATCCCTTTATTATTTCCCCAACTTTGTTCTGGTGCCTCTGGTATGTATCCATATTCACTCATTTAAACCACCCTGTACAATGTAAAAGTTCCACTTGCTATGTTGCCACTTTGCATAAAAAATTTAAAACCATTTGTTTCTTGTGCAGTTGTTTCTACAAATCCACCAGCTTCACCTTCTAAATTAGGTGCAGATGTCAAAGACAAATATTCAGTAGTTACAAATGTGTATTCACTTGAATTATAAGCATTATAAATGTACCAAATACCCTGTATAGTTTCACTTGTGCCTGTTCCAACAACTCTTAGATTATATAAATTTTGATTTGTAAAAGGACTATTAGTAAATGTTGTATTAGCTCTTAAAGATTTAGAAGCACCATCATAAGTAGATGTAGCAACTTGTGTTGAGCCAATTTTTAACCTTGCTCTAACATTTTGTCCATCTGTTGTTCCTGTTACATTATGAAAAGTTAGCATATAGACATCATTTGTTGTAATAACATTTTCCAAATCAACACTAGCTACTGCACTTGTTACTGTATTTGTTGCTACTTGTACTAATTTACCTGCCATTAGCTATCTACTCTCAATCCATATACTCTTACTGTTCCTTTATCAACAGGACTTGCATAATTAGTTAAACTAAATCCACTTACTAATCCTGTTTGTTTTAAAACTTGTATTTGTTTTATTGAAGTAAAATTATTATTTTTTACTTCAGCAGATTGGTGCATTGAAAAAGTATAAGAGTTTGTATTCATTGGATTAAAAAAGTACATTACTGCATTAGCACCTTCTGGATTATCACTACCAAAAACTATTGAACCTGCTGATTGATTAGTATTTCTACTTTCATAAAAAGTAGTTGTTGCTACCATACCTAAACCTGCATAATCAATAGTTGCAGTTGTTATAATATTTCCTGAATTATCTATAAATCTCATATAACAATTATCAGCAGTTGTATTAGCAGTTTCCCAATCTAAAATTGTTACTTTATAAATATCAAAATCAGTATTAAAAACATAAGGTATTTCTAAAGTATTAACACTTTCTGATACTTCAGTTTCATTAATTAATCTTAGGTTACTCATATCTGTTTTACTCCATAGAGTTTTGCTGTCAGTGTACTAATACTGCTACCCCCTACTGATGAAAATACTTGTATAGCATTATGAGTTTCAGCAGTTGGTAAAACACTACCACCAAAATACATATTGAAGTTTGTTGCACCATCAGTACCAAGAATATGTGTTGTGCTAAAACTATACTTTGAACTATTTAAAAGATTATAAAAATATGTATAGCCCTCTCCATTTTCATTAGTAGATGAGCCTGTTGCACCTGCACTTCTTGTAAATCTTGTTGTGTTAGTACTTTTTACTTCACTATTTGTTCCATCTGCCAAAATTCTTTGTAATGCTTCTTGATAACCTGTTGCAATATAAGAACTGCCACCATCATTAGAAATTCTAGTAATCAAACTTGCCCCATCTCCTGTTGCATTAGGTTGAAAATTGCTACATACTAACAAGTGAACATCATAGTTTTTTAAATCTGTAAATTCAATAGCACTTGTTTCAGTAGTTACAGTTTGTTCCTCAATAAGTTCTAATGAGCCACCCCAACTACCCTCTTTAGTAAGTTGTAGTATTTCACTAGGTGTATATAAACCTGTATTCTTTTTTACATCATTTGGTTGTGTACCTAAGTAGGTCATTGTGATCCCTTAGGTTTGTCGTAAGAATGAAACTGTATAATCTGCACTTGAAGCGTCTGAACATAATCCCTGTAATATGTCGCCTGTTTCGAGTACTATCTTGCTATCTATTTGTATAGTTGTGCCGAATGGTAGTGAAACATCGTTTAAAATATTTCTTAATGTACCACCCGATTTAGTAATACTCAAATCAACAGTAACGTCTGAACTACTTGCATTGACATTAGAAATCAAAATTCCTATTGCTGTTTCTGTTGTACTACTAGGCACTGCGTCAATAATATCAGCCGTACTTGTTCCAAGTTGTCCTGCAACAGAATGTAATGTGTCAGCCATAATTTATTCCTTTCCTATGATAAAGCCAATACTAAACCTAATGATACACCACTAGGTGCTAAGGCAACAATATCGGCTACTGTTGTTTTCTTTAGGGCGTTACTGTCATCAGCGTCGCCAATTAAAACTATATCTGCTGACGCAACGGTTGCTGATGTAGCACTATTAGGTGCAATAGTTATATCAGCTGCACCAGAAGTAGCACCACCAGATAAACCGGAAGTCGCTGATGTATTGACTGCTGTTATATCGCCGTCGCCTATAAAACTTGTCCACGCTGATCCGTTATAAAACTGTAAAACATTAGTGTCTTTTAAGAAACAAAATTGTCCCTCTATTGGACTTGTTATTTGTGCGTCCCTTGCTGTACTATCTGCAAAAATAGCAACAACTTGTTCCATAAAGTAATCGTTTACATCTGCTGCAGTTAATACTTCACCTACACCAAATACTTTAAATCCGTTTGCCATGTTTTTATTTTATCCTTTCACTTTTATGAACTTCATTATAAGTTATTAATAGCCTAGCTTATCAGTATCTAAAATACCAAATAAAGTATTATCTAACCTCATAAAGGCCTGCGTATCTGCATTTGATAACTTATAAGAGCAACTAAACAAATCAGGCGTAATGTTGTAGCTTATACTATCAATTATTTCATTAGATGTTATTTGGCTTGGAGATCCACTTCCAGGGGGTGTTAATTCAACTTTAACAATATCTCCTACTTCACGATCAAGTATTGTATTTTGATTACTTGTAGTTGCTTCAGTTAAATCAACTATTAAATTATCAAATCTAATTAACGCATTTTTAAATTTACCTAGTAAAAATTCGGCAGCATCTTTAACTTCTGGATCATTATCGTTATAAAGATTATCTCGGCTTAAAGTTCTAATTAAATATTTACCTTGTGATCCAACACTTTCAACTGTTTGTGTTGATCCGCCAATTCTATTTAAAGAAATAACATTGTAAATTTCGTTGTCATCATTAATATAATCAACTCTAATATATGGAACATCTGACCCATCATCTGAAAATGTTGCATCTGGAGTACTAGGAAAAGTAGCATGTCTTGATTTAAAAGTTAATTTACCATCTTTTGAAATAAATAATAAACCATTTTCTGATCGTTCAATATTTTGTAAAACGCTTAATGTATTTTCTGAAATGCCACTCAATGCTTGCATTGTTGAAATACCTGTATCTATATTCCTATTTGTACCAAACTTAACATTTGTATTATCTAAAACAGCATCAATTAAATTACCACTTGTTGCACTAGAAAACGAAGCATTAATTAAAGCTGTATTAGCTATTTTCATAAAGGCATCAGACGCTTCAAAATTAGCAAAAGAGTTGCCTTGATCGGGATAAGTTAAATTAATATCTGTAATAAAACCTACAAATAAATCTTTATAGTTACTTCCACCATCTGTAGTTGCGTCAACATGTATAGCAATCATAGGCTCAATACCTGGACTATAAGGGCTTGAAGTATTTGTATTTTCATACTTTCTAGAATTATTTAATAATTGTACGCTGCAGCTTCCTGTACTAAATGTAGCTAACTCTCTTGATCTACCTCTAGAAATAGTTACGCTTTGTACGTCTGCTGTAACATCTGTTAAACTAACGGCACCTCCTAATTCTCCTGCGCCTAAAACACCTCTTACTAAATCATCTAAAGTAAATTCATTTGGCGTAAAGCCTACTCTAACTCTAACTGTTGGTTGCGCCATTAGACTATTGTTAGTACTCTATTAAGAGGCCCATTTTTATTTGTATAATTATTAAGCGCATTAATAACTTGATCAGGATTGTTTACTTGATTATTAAAGTTTACAGTTAAACCAGCGCTTGGACTTAATAACGCTGCAGAAGTACTTGCAGCATTTGAAGTTAATTGATCTATTGTTTTTGCTGGATCAATAGTTTCTTCTGGCGTTAATCTTTTAACTTCTTTTTCTGCAAAACCAAAGGAAACATTTCCAATTTCAGAAAGTTTAGGCAAATTAATATTTACACCTATTTTCCCTAATACACCAGCTACTCTATCAACAAAACCATTAATAGTTCTAATAAAACTATTCAAACTATTAATTATTCTATTAATCATATTTTCAAAGTTTTTAGGCAAGTTTGTAAAAAATGGTTTTAAAAACTTATCAACCATTTCAGTTAGCTTTTTAAACGCCGGCGCTAATAAAGTTAGCAGTAAAGTTACAACAGCTATTATAGGCGGAGCTAATGCTGAAAGTAATTCACCAACAACTTTAATAAACGGAGCAACCGCCTTTATAGCTTCAACTAAATGAGGACCTACTTCAGTTACTAAATCAACTATAACTGGTAGTAATTCTTCTACAACCGGAAGCAACTCTGCCCCCATTGTTACTTTTAAATCTTTTAATTTAGCTTGAGCTGCTCTTGATTTATTAGCAAAACTTTCTTGCGTTCTATTTAAGTCACCTTGCTGAACTTTTGTTTTTTGTAATAATAATTCATAAGTTGCTAAAGCTTTTTCTTGTTTAGTTAACTCTTTAGCATTTGTTTTTCCAGTCATTATAAAAGCTTGTTGTTGAACATCTGCTTCCATAATCGCGATTCCATAAGTTTTAAGTGATTCTCTCTCACCAAGTAAAGCTTTAGTGAATGCTTGCATAACTGGTTCTGCGCCGCCTTGAACGTTACTAAATGAAGCTACGTCGCCGGCGAGGCTTGCTAGTTTAGTTGAAAGATCTGCTGAAGCTTCTCCTGTAAATTCAATACCTTGAAGAATAGCACCTGATTGAGTTAATAGCCCTTCTAACTCGTGCGCAGCCAAACCGGCTTTATTTGCAAATTCATCAACAAAACCTGATAATTTTGGAACACTCTCTCCAAATGTAGTTTCAAAAGCAGATCGCGCTTCATTGGCATCTGATCCTAAATTAACTAAATCTTTACCTAGCGTAACTGCAGCAACTGAGGCAACACCTAAACCTGCAACCGTAGCTTTACCTAAAGTACCTGCTACAGAACTAAATTTATTCATAGCTTTTTGTGATTTAGTTAAGCTATCAGTAAATTGTTTAGTTTTACCTATAATTGCTATTGAAACTTTTTTTTCTGCTGCCATTATTTAATTGCCTTAATTAACGCGTCATACATACGATCCGAATATGTTTCTGCTATTTTATTTTGATTATCGTCTAATGTTTTACCTGCTACATAACCTTTTTTACCAAATTGCGAAAAAGTACTATCGCCTGCTGTAAATCTATGACCAATCCATTTTTTATAAGGAAAATCTGCAGCTGGTCTTGAATATCTTAAATTGCCAACTTGTTGTCTTGTTACAGCTCTAGTTTTACCATTTTTTGTAGGAACATACATATAACGGCGGCCAAATTCCATTGAAAATGTGCTTGGTCTTTTATCGTTACGTTTTATATTAATTTTAGCTTCTGTACGCGTACCAGAGGCTGTATAACCCATAGCTGAAGCTCTGGCTTTAGGAACTCTTTGTTTTTTGGCAAGCGATCTAATATCTTGTAATTGCTCTTTGGCTATTTCTCTATGAAACTTAGATAATACTTTTAAAACTTCCGTATCACCATATTTTTTAATGTCTTTTCTTAACTCTATTAATTCTGAGTTATCAATTGTAAATTCTCCAGCTATTTTTGCCATATCAACTTTCGTATTTTTTATTTATAACTTTAACAATTGCATCAAACATTTCCATATCAATATTCATTAAAGCATTCGGATCTATTCCTGTTTCAACTGCTATTGCAGCAATTAAATCGATAAATCCGTTTACGCTTTTAAATTATCACTTGATCCAGTAATGTCTAAATCTTCAACATTCTCAACCCAAGCATCGTAATCTTCAGTAACACCATTTCTTTTTGAAGCAAGCCACGCTAAATATAAAAGCCATTCATATCGCTGCTCATCATTTAACCTTGAAATTGGTATGTCAAATTTACGCTCAAATTTAACAATATCCCCAGGTTTAATCTTAACTTCAAGTTTGGTGCCGTCGCTCATCACGACTACCATATTACCCATTACGAAGTCGCGCGGGTAATAGTTCCAGAGGTAGGAAATGAAACTGACATTGTTGCAAGTTCCCCTACTGCATTTGCAACTGGAATATGTTGATTAACTAAAACTGATCCACTATAGGATGGATTAGTAGAACTAACTGCGTCGCTTGTTGGTTTTACTACAAAAGCTGTAGTACTTCCAAGCAAAGGCCATAGTGTAGCATCAACTTCACTAGCTGCAAAATCTTGCTGAAAATCTATACTCAAAGTACCTGTCTTAAGGCCCCCTGTCCTAGATTGGAACGTTTCTCCCATCGCGGTTGTCATAATTTCATCAGCTGTAATGTCTAAAGTAACTGAAGCAACATGATCACTTAAATCAACGCTGTTCAATGTTACGCTTGCATCTGTCAAAACAAATTTTGCCAAAATAAACTCCTTTCAATATCTTTATTTTAAATATGAATAATGAAATATAAGTTTATACGTTATTAAATGGAAAACCCCTCTTGCTGCTAGAGGGGCTTTCCGGTACGTAAACGGGGGTTGTACGTTTTAACTACAAGCTTTTAAAAATTTGCCTGTATCAAAATTAGGATTATCATCTTCAAATATTGAAGCTAGTCCTAAAGTAACTTGCGATTTTGTTTCATTTAATTTAATTACTTTAGCTATTGCTTCGTAATTTTTTCTGGTCATTGCCATTTTTAGTCCTCTCTTTTTTTATATATTTATTATAACAAACTCTTAATGAAGCGCAGTTTGGTTATTTTTTCGCTAGTTAAGTTTATACCGCTCCAGCTTTAAATTATTTTTTGATAGGAATTTTCAACCCTGCTGGCAATACACGGATCTTACTTATTCACTCTTTTACTTCTTAACAAGTCCGGTATCAAACCCGGAAGCTATTTTTCAGATCATAACGTTATGCACTTCATTAAAAGTTTGTTTTACTAAGTTCTTGCGGATATAGGCGTTTATGTTTGCTTACTAAATAAGCCAATCAAGTCCAAGTTGATTGCATTTAATGATATTCTTCTCAACCTTAAAGGTATTACTTCCAACATATTTAAGTAGTTTATATTGCTTCGAATCAATATATGCTTTAAAGCGTAGCCCTAAAGTATTACAACTAAAGGCAGGTACATTCCTGAACTACTTGCCAAACAACTACCTATATCAGCAAAAACTTAGTTATTGAATAACTAGATTTTTCTGAAGCCGTGCAACATATCTATTAATATTTATTGTGAGTTTCACACGCTACAGCTTTCGGTCTTGCATAATCAAGCTAGTTATTCAAACTAAGAGAAAGTTAAGTTATTAATAAAGTAGCATACAGCTCTTAGTTTTTATAGTTTTTGCGTTGGATTTTCGCCAAGCATCTAAGAATTAAATAAACTGGCCACGAAATATTATTGGCTTAATTTTCTCAAACTTTTCGGATATTTGCCTCCCGTTTTTTATTGTCGTGGCTCTCGACTTCAGGGCTACTCTCTTAAGTTGTCACCTGATTAACAACGTATAATTATATTATATACGTGTTTTTTTTATTATGTAGTAATTTTAATTATTTTTATTTATTACGGTTGTTTACAAATAAATTGAAAAGCGCTATATCTTATTCAATACCGATTGCAGCATGAATAGAAAAACTTGGTGATGTTCCTGATATAGTATAATTCAAACGCCAGTAATCATCTGTTACAGCGCCGGCAACACTTTGAAAATCTGCCCCTATAGCTGTA